TTAAGTATCTTGCACCAACTCTGTGACTACCCTCTTCATTACAGAGGATGATACAACTAGCACCCTGTTGTGCTAATCCATCAGGACCTGCTAACAAACTTGCATGAAAGCTAGTCTTACCTGTGTTTGGTCTAGCACCAATCTCTATCAAATGCCCTGAGTTTATACCATCAACCTGTCTTGTTAATGTAGGCACATTAAATGCCCAACGTGCCTCTAAATCATTCTTGGCTAACAAAGTATCTATTTCAATATCATCCCAATCTACATTTAGATTAGGTGTAAAGTCATCCCCATATTGTTCTAGTATCTGACGTATAGGCTCTAGGGAAGAATGAGAACCATTAACATAGTCAAAACCAATATTTGCAATATCTTCACCAACGACTTGTTGGAATAATTTTGATAAAACTTCTTGTGCAATATCCTCTCCTAAAGGTTGCTCCATTTTAATTTGCCTAAACAAACTAGAATAGGCTTGTTTCTGTGCAGTCGTAAGTGTTGGATTGTTAGACATAAACAGTGCCTCAATCTCATCAGGTGTAACACTTCTTTCGTAAGTGCTCATCGCTTTGTCTATTGACTGCTTAATTTTTCTATTGTCCTTACTAAATAATCTATCAGGACATTTTGCTCCACGATGGTCATCATAGAATGACTTCTCCATCAAACTTCTTATCAATGCTAGTTCCATAACTGTGTCTCCTTTGGGGTTAATAGTTTCAAATTATTTAAGTCTTCTTTCTTTCTATATTTTAAATCATCCTTTAATTTAAGTATCTTAACACTCTTGACATGTGAACGTAACTCTTTCGCAAAAGCAAAAGACTTGGGTAGTGCATCAGGGTCAAGTGCTATTATTGCAGTTGAGAACTGCGACAGGAATGTTTTGTGAGAATCTAATAATGATGTACCCAACACAGCTACCCCAACATATACATCACTACCAATCACTCCTGCACTAATGCAATCCTCAACTACGATTGCGATACTACCACAACCAAATGAAAAAGGCAAGTCCGAATTACCATATCTTTTCCATTTAGGTATTTTATTTAGGATAGACCTACCTGTAGCATCCACAATTCTGCCATTATCTTTGATAGGGAATACAACTCTATTCTCTTTTACATCATACTGTAACTCTAAAGCATCTATGTCTAATCCCCATCTGTTACACCAATCACTAATATTATCTTTATGCGAAACTATATATTCAGGC